GCTACAACGCCGCCATGCGCGACCCGGTGCTGCGCAAGCAGGTGGAGTGCCGCGCCGCCATCATGCGCACCGCCGAGTGGGAGCGCACCACCCAGCGCACCGTGGTGCCAGTCAAGCGCGTGAAGCTGGGCGTGGACGGCCACCCCATCGGCTGGTGCACACAGATGGTCAACGGGCCGCGTGCGGCTATTCAACAACCTGATTTATTGGAGGCCCTGCAGTGAGCGAGCCCATGCACAACCACCCCACCCTCATCGGCCTCACCGGCTACGCGGGCACCGGCAAAGACACCGTGCGCGAGATGCTGTGCACCAACCACGGCTACGAGGGCATGGCCTTTGCCGACCCCATCCGCATGATGCTGCGCGAGCTGCTGCTGTCCAGCGGCATCACCGACGCCTGGATGCAGGACCGCCAGCTCAAAGAGGCCGTGATACCTGCCCTGGGCGTGAGCTACCGGCACATGGCGCAGACGCTGGGCACCGAGTGGGGGCGCAGCCTGCACCCGGACTTCTGGACCCGCATTGCCGGCGCCTACATCGATGACTGCCACCAGCACATCGACACGCGCGACGCCTTATTTGTCGTCAGCGACGTGCGCTTTGCCAACGAGGCCCAGTGGGTGCGCGAGCGCGGGGGCGTGATCTGGCGGGTGGAGCGCAGCGCTGCCGTGCCGGTGCGGGCGCATGCCAGCGAGGCTGAGATTTACCACATCCACGCAGACACCGTGGTCGACAACAACGGATCCACCGACGACCTGCAGCTGCAAGTCAGCCAACTACTGAACGGAGCAACCGCATGACCAAAAAGAAAGCCATCATCACCCGCGAGCAAGCCGAGGCCCAGCGCAACGCCTGGTCATCGGGCACGCCCAGCCTGATCCAGGAGCGCGCCACCGAATTCAACCAGCGCATGCGCAAGCTGTGCTACTCGCCTACACGGATCTGCAACAGCAGCATGCCGCACAAAGATTACGATGACCACTACAGCACCGGTTATGGCGAGATTATTCAGCCCGTGCGGCCGGGGGCGGATGACCACATGCAGCATCCGAGTCTGTTTATCAACGTGCGGACGTGGCGCGATGGGCGGGTGGAGGGGGCAGCACCATGAAACCCCGCAACCCTTTCGCCCCCATCACCTACACCATCATGGACGAACTGATGTCCAGCCCGACGCACCCGCTGCCCGAGAAAAGCCGCCTGCACCAGCTGACGGTCATGTGGCAGGGCCTGGCCGCGCTGGAGACTGCGCCGCACCCCACCAAGAACGACTGGCGTGTGGTCAGCGATGCGGTCAACCTGATGGAGACCTTCATCCGCACCATGGGCATCTGCGAAGACAACAGCGGCCTGTTGCTGGACGCCATCACCGCGCTGGCCCTGGCTGGCAAGCGCACGGTGGACGAGGGCAAACCGCTGCGCCTGGACGGCCCCGGCATCCAGGCCACCCGCGCGGTGCTGGAAGACTACGCCGCCCTGCTCGACGTGTTGCCCCACCGCACCGTGGTGCAGTGCCACCGCCACACCGAGCGACGTATGCGCAAGATCATGGCGGGGGTGCGCCAGGCGCATGACGTGGAAGTGGTGGATATATGAAGCCAGCGATTCTTGATCTGCCATCAGTGTGTGGTTACGTGGCTCTGAGCGAATCCACCGTGCAGAAGCTGGTACGTGAGGCCGAGTTTCCGAAGCCGCGCCAGTTGTCTGGTCGTCGTGTCGGATGGCTCACCCGAGAAGTGGACGAATGGACAGAGGCTAGGCCGGTGGCTGATCTGCTGCCACCTGTGAATTGCGGGGTTGGGCGTGGGAAGTAACGCTGGCGGTAAGCCGCTTGAAAAGTCGGATTGACCAACCTGTTAGGCAACACCGGAGAAAACCAATGACACAGGTACACGACTGGCCAGGAGAGTGGACGCACACAGCGCCACAAGTTGCAGACCACCCACCCGGCGCTGAGCTGGTTTGGGCTGTGCGTGGCGAGCCATTCACGCGCCCGATCTTGGCACGCTCGAATGTCGGCGCAAGGGTTCCCGGCTTCGCCGCGAAAGCTGAGAAATTTGTCTACGTCGAACTGATGGCCGAGGGGTTCCGCGGCGTAAACGCTGGGCGCTACGGATTTTTTAACGAACTCGAATGGTGTGGTCCGTTGGTGCTGCCTAACGCCGGAGTTGACCATGAGTGAAACGAATAGGGTCGAACGACCTGTTATGCCGCAACGCAAAACACTTAACCAGTGGAGTCGTGACGAGCTTATGAAGCTGCCAGTGCGCGCATGGGATGCCGACAGCGAATATGACAGCCTGATGACCATTAGCACACGACGCAAGCACGATAGCGGGTGGGCAACGATGGCGATTATTGGTGTGGTTGATAGCCAACCAGTTGAGATTGCATGTGCCTGCTGCGACGACATTGAATGGAAGATGCCGCCGATGTTTTGCGTAGGCTCTTATTCGGTTGGACAGATGCGAATGGATTGCGCCATGCGCTCTGGTGCGTTGCATACATGGGCACAGAAGGGGAAATTCCACGTAGGTGCCGCACTCTCAAGCACCACCGTGGAATTGCGGCATAACGCAGGAGATACGCTGTGAGCGAAGCGAATCAGATTGAGCGACCTGTTATGCAGCTGGTGACGGTGGCAGTGCTTTTCGCACGCGAAGACAGCCACTACAAGACGCTGCCACAGTGCGACGTTTACGACATGGCCCGCGATGCCCGCACCTACGACGGCCCGCACCCGGTTGTAGCGCACCCGCCGTGCAGGGCTTGGGGCAGGCTGCGCGGCTTTGCGAACCCACGCCCAGACGAGCGCAACCTGGCCCGCCTGGCTGTTGCCCTGGTGCGTGAATATGGCGGCGTGCTGGAGCACCCGGCAGGCAGCACGCTCTGGCCAGCTCAGAGGCTGCCACGCCCTGGCGAGCGCGATGCATTCGGCGGTTGGACTTTGGCTGCACCGCAAAAGTGGTGGGGCCACAAGGCCGAAAAGGAAACTTGGTTCTATGTGGTCGGCTGCGAGCCGGGAGAAATGCCGGACTTGCCCTACTCGATGGCCGAGGCCACGCACGTTGTGCAGAGCTGCAAGCGCGAGGACTACCGGCCACACATTACCAAAGCCGAACGCGAACACACGCCGCCCGAGCTGGCGCAATGGCTGGTTGACCTGGCCGAGCGCTGCAAGCGGCATAACACCCATTTTCCCAACCACTCCACACACACAAAGGAGCTTTCACCATGAGCCAGCAACCCAACCACAGCAGCACCAGCGCGGCCACCGACGTGCCCGAATTCATCCTTGACCTGGACGGCGGCCAGTTTGAACGCATGTTGTCCATTGCCCTGAGCCAAGTTGCAGCCGGTGCGGTTGACAACAAAAAGGTCGGCAAGGTCAGCCTGGAATTTGAGGTGAAGCCCATTACCGGCACGCACCAGGTGCATGTGACGCACACGCTCAAGTTCACGCGCCCCACACCCGACGGCGAAGCAGGCGAAAAGGCCAAACGCACCAGCACCCTGCACGTGGGCAAGTACGGCAAGTTGAGCCTGGCACCCGAAAACCAAATGGCGTTTTTGGACAAAGCAGGCAACCCATCCACCTGAGCCCCACACCACACCAAAACCTGAAAGCACACCACCATGTTTGACAAACAAGCCATTGAAGCAATGCAAGAAGGCAAAGCCATCCTGAACGCATCCGAAGCCGTCATGAGCGCAATGGGCAACAGCGCCGACTGCGACACCGCAGGCGTGGCCGCCCTGCCCGCCCATTTCACGGTGCATGACCTTGAAAAGTTCATGCCCACACGCCGCCGTGCACGCGGCCTGATGGTGACCGACGTGTTGGAGAGCTTTGCCGCCTACACGCTTGAACACGCCGAAGACGGCGCGACCGTGTTCGTCAACACCGACGACATGAGCGCCACCGCCGTGCTGAACCTGGGCGCACCCGATGCCCCCCTGCACGCCGACAACAAAGCCAACCTGTGCAGCCGCCAAACGGCCGCCTACAAAGCGCTGCGCACCGTTGCCAACGGCCAAGGCCAAAAGCAGGCCACCGTGGCCGAATTCTTGGAAGACTGGGCAGGCCAGGTGAAGTGCTTTAGCGGCAGTGATGAACTGTCACCACCCAAAGCCATTGCGGCCATTCGCAAAGTGACCATTGAAACCATGCGCAAGCTGGAGAGCGAAGAACAGCAACTGTCGGCCAGCATGAGCGCGTTTGAGAGCGTGAAGGCCAGCAGCAAAGAAGCACTGCCCACCACCATTTACTTCACCTGCCAGCCCTACAAAGGCTTTGACGAGCGCACCTTTGTGCTGCGCCTGGCCGTGCTGACCACCGGCGACAAACCCGCCATCGGCCTGCGCGTGGTCAAGCAAGAGGAACACGGCGAGGACATGGCCAAAGAACTGGCCGACCGCGTGGCCAAAGCCATTGCAGCCGCCGACACCGCAGGCCTGCACAACCTGCCCGTGCTGATGGGCACATACCGCGCAGGCAACTGAGACTGAACCCTTACGGCCGAAAGCGGATGCTGGCCAGCCCCTACCCCGTGACGAAACTGCGGCTAGACGCTACGGACACGGGATGCGGCACCAGACGCAGCGAGTAGGCCACCCCACACACACCACCCACATGGCAATCACTCAACCCCTATTTATCGGCCTGGCAGGCCCCGCAGGCAGCGGCAAGGACAGCGTGCGCGACGTGCTGGAACTGCAACACGAATTCGGCGGCTTTGGCTTTGCCGACCCCATACGCGACATGCTGCGCGTGCTGCTGGTCAACAACGGCTGCAGCCCAGACTACATGGAGCGCCGCGACTTAAAAGAAGTGCCAGTGCCAGGCCTGGGCATTTCATACCGCTACATGGCCCAAACACTGGGCACTGAGCTTGTGCGCAACAACTGGGGCCAAGACTTTTGGCTGAAGCTGGCCGCCACCAACATGGCCAGCATGCGCGAGCACGGGTACCGCAATTTCGTCATTTCTGACGTGCGGTTTGCAAACGAAGCCGAATGGGTCCGCAACCAGGGCGGCGAAATTTGGTTGCTTGACCGACCAGGCACCGCCCCCGTGCGCGAGCATGTGAGCGAGGCCATGCCGTTCACGGCCGACAGAATCATTCATAACCACGGCCGCCTAAGCGACCTGCAGCGCACCGTGTTTGATGCTTTGGCGTTGGCGCGCAGCGCGCAGGCGGTGGCAGCATGACCACACCAACCCACGCTGCACAGCTTGGCCCAGGCATTGGCGTTGACATTGACGCCGTGCACAACATGCACAAAGGCATTACCTATTTGTGCGGGCCGATGACAGGCTACCCACAGCACAACCACCCTGCCTTTCACTCCATGGCCAGAGCGTTGCGCACACATGGACTGGTGGTTTTCAACCCGGCAGAAAACGGCCTGCCCGCAAACGCAGCTTGGAGCACCCACATGCGCGTCGATTTGCGCATGTTGATGGGCTGCGACCGCGTGGCCACCCTGCCAGGCATCGAGGCCAGCAAAGGCGCACAGCTTGAACTGCACATTGCCCGCGAGCTGGGCATGCCCGTGCACCAGGCCGACAAGCTGCTGGCCTGGCTGCAGCGCAACGGTGGCGACAGCCACCAAGCCACCACGTTTCACACCACAAAGCCGTGACCCAACCCATGACCACCCAAGCCACCGCCACCGCCACCAAAGCGGCACCCGCACCCAGCACAAAGCCAGGCATTGCCGAAGCCACCGAACAGCAAAAACGCTGGTCCAGCGGCGCGCCACGCTTGATTGCCCCCACCAACGGGCCAGGCTACACGCCACGCAAGTGGGCTGAGGGCAACGTGGTGCACGGCACCGCAACGCCAAAGCGACCCACCACAGACTGCACAAAGGCCGATTACCCCAAATACCTGGGCGACGAGCTGCAGCCCAACCCAGGCCTGACTGCCGACCGGTTTGCCGCGTTTGACTTGCCCAGCGTGGTCAACGGTGTGAGCGTGCCGCCCAAACGCATTACTGCCATGTGCGTGGGTGCGGCTGGTTCGGTTGAGGCATTCAGCGGTACACAGCGGGGGTTTTCGGTATGAAAGCCACCGGCATTGCCTTTGACACCGCTATGCCCCACGCCGACTACATTGCAGGCCGGTGCATTGAGGTGGGCGACTGCTGGGAGTGGCAAGGAGCAGTATCAAGCGGCGGCCCTATGTTTGGCAGACAGGGCACGGCAAACATCAGCGTGCGCCGCTTGATTGTTGACCACCGAGGCCAACACCGCAGCCGCCGCCAGGTGGTTACCACCACCTGCAACAACCCGCGTTGCGTCAACCCCGCACACGTGGTGGTGCGGCCAAAAGGCTACGCCATTGCGCGCGCAGCGGCCACCACCGGCGCATGGCAAAACCCGGCACGCCGCCAACGCATTGCCAACTGGGCGCGCGCCACAAAAGGCGTGCTGACATCAGAACAAGCGGCCGAAATTCGCCTGGCACCCGGCACGCAAGTGGCCATTGCCAAACAGTACGGCGTGGCAAAACAAACCGTGTGGCAAATCAAAAGCGGTGCCAACTGGGTTGACCACCACAACCCGTTTGCCGGGTTGATGCGGGGGGCGCAATGACATGGATTTTCATACCATCGAACTGTTTGCCGGAGTCGGCATGAAACGATGCCCAGCCTGCGGTGAAACAAAGCCAGAAACTGCGTTCGTGGCAAGGTCAAGAGGTGGTTTTTACTCTTATTGCAAGCCCTGCCATAGCGAGAAATCCCGCCCAAAAACGCCTGAACAGGTTGCCGCTCGAAATGCCAGAAACGTCACTTATCGCTCCAAGATTCGGGCAGACGTACTGAACGCATATGGTGGCAAATGCGAATGCTGCGGCGAATCACATCCTGAGTTCTTAGCTCTAGACCACATAAATGGTGGAGGTGGCAAAGAGCGTCGCACTGTTGCCGGCAATACATCCGGTGGCGTTTACAGATTGGCCCGTAACG